AGCACCTTGAGATATGTCTCTATTGTTATTATAGTTCTTAACATCTCTCTTATAAATTTTCTTTAATTGTTTGAGGTTCTTACCTTCTATGATCTCTGCAACTTGTTCTTCTTTCATGCCCATTACTTTATGTGCAAGTTTAACAAGAACTTCGATCTTTGCTTTTTCCATTTTCTTCTTGTTACCATCGTTTACTTTGTCGTAAACTTTTGATATCATAGATGCAGTGAACATATCTAACATTACACCACCAACTTTAGCTGCACCTTTAGTGTCAACTATCTTTTGGATATCAGGCATAAGGTTTTTTTCTGTAAGATTCAATACATCTTCATGCAACATACCAACCAATTGATTCATTTCAAATGATTCGTTTGCATACTTGAGTGCATGTTTTACTTCTTTAGAGTTTCTTATCTTTCTTCCAAAGAACTTTTGGATTTCTTTTCCAGCAACATCCATTGCACCACTAAGGTCTAATGCAACCTCGACTGCTTTTTTGATCTTAGGGTCTTTTACTTTATTTTTCTTGAAATAGTTTGCAACTTCCTGACCAGTAAGTTTTGATTTACCATAAGGCCCTAGTGCATCGACTTTACCATCTTTGTCTAGGATTTTTCTTTCTTTGATCTGTTGGAATAAATTCATGGTTTAGTACCCGAACATCATATCATATAAATCAGGGTCATGTTTGTTTATGATTGCACCTATCTCTTCTCTAGGCATAGTTTCCATGTTCATGAATAACTTATCAATCATTTTAAGAGACCTATCAGTAAGGATTTCCATCTCATCGTACATTTCAGTCTCGATGCCTTTCTTAAACATCTTGATGAAATCTTCGATATCTTTTACTTCGAAACCTTCTTTCTTTTCTCTCTTCATAACTTTAGTAATGTCTCTTACTATGTTACTTGCTTTCTTAGACTTGTACTTTCCTTTCTTTGCTTCGGAAACTACTTCAACACTCTCTGACATTTTGATTGCAATATCAGTAGATTTCTTAAGTCCTTGCTTGTCTCCTTTAACTTTAACATTAAAGTGACCTGCTACTGATCTCTCGATGTCTACTGAATCTACGAAAGATGCAATTTTCTTTGAGAATTTGTTTGCCTCTGCCTTATCGAAATAGACATAATTTACCGAAGCTTCGTCTAAACGATAACTTCGACTAAACTTTTTTACAGATTCTTTCTGCTCCTCTTTCTCACCTTTGTAGTTTTTATCTACATAGTCAAAGAATTTTTTCTTTTCTTCGTCTGATTTAAAATCAGCTGGTGAGTCTACACCAAATTTCTTGAGTGCTGATTTAAAGAACTCTTCATAGTCCTTGGAATTTTGTAGGACTGTTCTAGATGCTTCTAGTAATCCTTTGGGTAAGTCTTGTATACTCATGATTGGTTTAGTTCTCCTTTTTCAAAGTACGCAAACATTTTTTGTTTGCCCTCTTCGTTGAGCTGTAGTTGTTTTGCAAGACGACCCAACATGTTTCTTTCTACGAGTTTCTCTGTAGTCCTCTCAACTGATTCTTCTGATTGAATTTCAACTCCTTCGGGTATAGGTTTGACTCCTGCTTTCTTGAACATTTTTACAAGGTCTTTATCCTTAGCAATGTCCTTATTTTTGTTGTCTGCACCCATAGCAAATGTAGTTTTCTTAAATCCTTTTGGATTTTGTTTCTGCATTGCAAGTGCAACTTTAACATCGGTCATATTAAGAAGTTTTGCAATACCTAGTGTTTCATTTTCACTATCAGTATTGAACACCTTCTTAAGCATATCCATAGTAGACATTTCTATTCTTTCTACTAGGTTATCATCCTCTTCGACAACTTCTTCACCTTGCATCAATTTTTCATTGGTAAGTTCACCAATTAATGAAAGAATGTCTTGTTGTGCTTGAAGAAGAGACTCGTACTTCCCGTTGAACTTTGTATCTTGGAGAGTCTTATCACCCATTTTTGCAATCTTGAAGTAATCTTTCTTTGCTTTTTCAATAAGCTTAGAGAGTTTCTTAACGGCGTTAATTTCTTTATCGGTGACTTCTTGAATGTCATCAAAAGTATTAAGTTCTTCTTCGATCTGTGACTCAAGAATCTCATCTGCAGTCTTCTCCACACTACCTTCTTTTAAAGCAATGTGATTACGGACTTCTTCTAGTTTCTCTTTCCAGTTTTCTGACTTATAACTCATAACAGTATTATTTATATATTCTCAATCTTTATAACAAGATTTCCTTTGCCTTTTATAACCCGATGGTACTTTAACTTAGGTATAGCATACCTTTCCCCTATCATTAAAGTTTGTGGAAGTTCATCATCTAACTGTAACTTCCAACCATCCCCTGATAATACAGACACCCTTCGTGTTTCTGCATCTCGGTGCCAGATTAACTCTCGATCTTCAAGGGTTTCTTCAAACTCCCTTATTCTATAAGTCTCTCTAGTCCCGTGTTTCTCTAAAATTTCTTCTTTGTATGGTTTAGACACCGTATATTCCTTGAACAAAATTTTCTGCAACATCCTCAGCATATGACTCTGAGTGATCGTGAACCTTTCTTGTCTCTAGGAATACATCGTTTTCGTATAAATCTACTTCCCAACCCATTTCGGTGTGAAAGTAAACTATTGCCTTTTTTCCATCCAATTGAAACTGATGAAATTCTTTTCTCATGTTAGTATATAGTGTTTACCAAAAGAAGTTTCCACCGTCACTAAGACCCAGTTGTTTTGCATAATGAGGTAAACGACATGACCAATAATTAGCAGTCATCTTGTCATTTGCCTGATCACATTTGTGTCTTGCAGCGAACGATTTCCTTGCTTTCTCGTTTCCTAGTTTGACTTTTAAACCTGTTGTGTCACCCCATGTTATCTTCTTTATCTTCTTTGTTTCGGGGTCTTTAACATACACATAATACTTTTTCGGCCCACCAACTTTCGGTGAGTTTAACTCTACATCTTTCTCTTCATGCATAGGACAATCTAATGGTACATGTTGTCCTTCATACTCTGCAAACTCCCCTAAATCTGTCTCTAAAAGGGTCTTATCTACTGCAGTAGGTTTGTAACTACCCTCTAATTGTAGTCTTCGTGCTTCTTTGATAGTTTCAAAGAACATTTCTGACCCTAATCTAAAGGGATTATCGAATATATTGATCTGATTCTCTTGTAAGGATGCAACGGTTTCTTCTATCGCAAGTGTTCTAAAGGTCTTCAACTTTGAACTCCTCGTTGTATGGATAGTCCTTCAATGGATTACCGAATACATCTTTGAATCTTTTTTTCATTTTCTCTTTTGTTTCGTGGACTGCTTTTTCTTTCTCTTTGATGTACTCATCAACTGATTGGCCAGGCGTATCTTCTTGATAAGATATTCTTATCTCATCTGTCCCCTGTTCGAGGACTCCATTGTCGTGTTTATTACCTGACATTACTTGTCTCCAAACATTTTATTAAACTTCTTGGTGTGAGTGGATTTCTTAGTCTTTGTAGGTTCCCCGTCTTCGTTCTCATCGCCTGGAGCAGGGCCTGTCTTTTTAGCTTTAAAGTGAGCGTCTCTTTTCTGTTTAGTATCTTTGTCTAAACCTTTGTAATACTTCTTAGGTTGTGTACCCTTATTCTTTGATACATCTTTATCCTGTTCTTCTTTGTCTTCGTTATAACCCTCAGACTTACCTTTAACCTTTGCAGCTAGGTCTTTGTCTGCACCACCCCAAGTTCCTTTTGACTTGGTTACAAATGAATTCACTCTTGCAAATGCCCATTGTTGTGCAGTTGCACCAGGCCTGTGTCCTGTTTTGTATGCAGCGAGTCCTCTGTTGTATACCTGTTTCAATATACCAAGAGGCATTCCTGATTTCTCTGCTTTGTTCTTGAGACCTTTTTCATTCTCATATAAAACTTCTTCGTTGGTTGCAGCTTTTCTTGCAGCTTCTCTTTCTGCCTCGATTGCTTTGTTCTGTGCTTCTTTCTCTTTCTGTAGATTGATTGCATCCATTTGTCTTGCATGTCTATCTTTAAGAGCTTCCATCTCATCAACTTGTTTATTTTTGAGTCTTTCCATCTCTTCGGTTTGTTTTGCCTTGAGATTAGCTGCGTCTACTGCAGCGTCTTCTTGTATGTCCCCAGCAACTAAAACACTCAACTGGTTAATCATCGCTGTTAACACTGGTGTTGGTAACTGAGACAACATTTGTACTTGTTGTTTCGATAGACCTTTAACTTTCTTTAGAAGTTTTGCAGCCTTATTCTCTTCGATTGTTTCTTCTATAGGGTCACCAAACTTAAGGAATAATCTACCCTTCTGTTGTTTCTTATCAGTAACTTTTGCACCAACCATTGCACCTAGGGTGTTAATCATTGCAATACCTTTCTCGGAGTTCTTCTGATATTCTTTACCAAGTTTCGATTCAATCTTATCCATAATGTTTTTTAGAATGTTATTCCAATCTGAAACAAGTTTACCCTCATCAAAGATAGCAGCTGATTTGTCATTTGCTTCTTTAAATAATTCTCTGTATTTCTTTGCAGCCATAATAGTATTTATCCCCGTTTCCTTAATAACATGCGTTCTCTCCACTTAAGAGAAAGCTTGTTTGATGGGAACTTCGATGTCCAAGTTAACATAGCTTTGTATAGTTGACTTGCCTTCTTCTTCAATGTATTGAAGTCATCATCATTTGTGATCGATATGAAGTCTCTCCCAAATAGTTTCTTAAATTCGTCTGCATTTTTCATTGCAGCTTCCCAGTCATTTTGTACGATATCGAATGGTAGTTTTCTTGCTCTCTTTGCATTTCGTTGTTGTGCATTTGCAAGTGATGTAGTAACAAATACCATTTTGTACTCATAACCAAGTTTATCTAACATCTTCTTATAACTAACGATCTTAGATTTGTTTGCAGCTGTGGTGTCAAAGATCATTCCTAGTCTACCTGAGATATATGCATCCATATTCTTACCAGTAATCTTCTTTGCCTTTGCACGAATCGGGTCTATCTTATCAAAGTCTGCACCTCTTAGATCAAGAGATAGTCCTGCTTTCTTAAGTCCATTCTCAAATGCTTTATCAGTGTTTACCATCTTAAGACCTAGTGCTTTTAAAGCCAACTGATCTACAACTGTTGATTTACCTGAACCAGGCCCACCCATAAGGAACACAGCTTTGAAGATGCCTGGGTCATAAACACCTTCTGTTATTAAATCTTCCATCATGTATTCAGGAAT